GCCAAATCACTCCGTCCTCCATCGCTTGCTGCTGCGCTGCGCTATGTATTCAAACTCGTCTATGCCTTCCTTCTTGATTCTGCGCTGCGTCAGTCGAACCAAGCCAGCATCGCTTGCACTCATGGCTGCTTGCTTGTGAGGGCCAGAGGCATATCGTCCGCAGTGATAGATGATCCAATCGCCTGCTGCTGTCAGAGTTAGCGTTTCGTTGAATGCCTTGGGATTGTGATTGAATCTCAGGTCGTGAATCATTTCCGCGCCTCGTAGTAGCTTTCGGTCAGTTGATCAGCAAAGCACTCTTCCAGTGAGTCGTATCCACCATCAATGCATTCCTTAATCCAGTAGGCTCTGACCTCTGGCGTAAGCGATGTTGAGATGAGACTAGTCATTGTCCCCATGCGAAGGTTTAGGTTTGCAAGAGCATCCTTTACTTGGGCTGGCTTGATTGGGAGTCCGGATAGCATCTTCTCCTTCACACCAACCCTGTGTCGCTTGAAGCGTGCATTGGAGCGGCGCAGCAATGCCCTCACCAATTCTTTTTTATTTGGGAAGGCCTCGTCCAGTTCTGGAATGCTAGCCCCAGTCTCAATCATCAGTGTGATTGGAAGGCTAACGCGCGCTAACTCCGGTGTTATTGCCAAGACATTGTTGCGTCTGTGGTATCGTATAGAATCCTGATCCAGATTGAGGAACGACTTGATTAGTCTAACCTCAATGCCGCGTTCAAAGGCTAACAACACCAGATGCTTTCTGGCTGTAGTGACCTCGAGAAACTTTCGTCTGCCGAAGAAGACCTCACGATCCATGCCGTAGAGATCAAGTATTTCTTGAAGTAGTTCTTCCATTCTGTTCCCTCTCAATTATGTCGAGGAGTGCTAGGCATTCCTCTATGTAGCCCTTGAGATTCAGGCGGTTTCTATCTGCTGCATCCTGCTTGAGAATGCTTAGTTTTCTTCTGAGTATTTGGATTGTTGTTGGGTCTTCCATGCTCGTCTCTCCAAAGAAAAAATGCAGGGCCGTTAAGCCCTGCATAGTTGGCAGAATGGAGGAAGGATACAATGACCCAGCCCAAGATTAGAACGGAATCACATCGTCGTCAACGCGCGAAGACTGCTGACGATCCGACTTATCCGACACGGAGAAGGTCATATATGGTTTGTTATCCTTCATGCGCCGCCATGCAGCGAGACGCTTGAACTCATTGAAGGGTCCGGTGTAGTCGGGCGCGTTCTCGTTGCCCTTCTTATCGTTCTCGAAGAGAGTGCCAATCTTTTCGTAGACTTCAATGATGGTCTTGCCATCACGGGTCTGATCCTTGATGAGCGTGACCTTGTGGTCGATGCCGTCCGAGTTGACCTTGCCTTGAAGGATCAGCTTTTGGGTATCGAAGGGCGCGAATGCTGCGCCCTTGTTGTTGTTGTCGTAGTCGTTTGCCATGCTTCTGGCTCCTTAGAAGTCGTTGGTGAACTTAGCGCCTGCGGATGCAGGTGCCTTGGGTTTGACTGAGGCATTGCCATCGTCGTCTTCAGCGGCAAGGCCAGCCATACCAAGCAGGCCGTAGCGGCGAGCGTAGGTAATGGCGGAGCCAAGCCCCTGCATATCTTGCTTAGACAGGGCAAGATATACTTTGGACTCGAAGGTCACGCCTGATGTGTGGCACAGCATGGTGTTAACATAGGGGCCGTGTTCGTCCGAGTCGCTAGCTTGCAGCACCGCAAAGTTATTCTTGTGAAAGGCATCCATCGAAGCCTCAATCACTGCGCCTAGGTCGGCATACTTGTTGCGGAAGTGCGGGTTGATTGCGTTCTTAATCAGCGGAGCGGTTTGCTTCTGCGCGTTGATTAGGTCTTTGATTGCGTCAGTCATTTCATTTCCTCTTTGTGATGCGAAGTGAGCCACGCTTGTCGCGCTTGATTGTTAGTAGGTCGCAATACACTTCGCGTTCATTGCTTGCGACCATTGCCTTCAAGTCTGCTTTTGCTGAGCCGAATACACGAGCCGCATCTTCGTTCTCGATGTAGGTGTGGGCTGCGTCGATGAAGGCGTTGTCTGTGCTGGCGTCACGCTTGACCATTTGGTCGATCTCAACCGAGTCGATTGAGAGTGACGGTGTGTCAACACCAATCGGCTCTTGATCCCGAACAACGTAACCCCAGAAGTCCGACACCACTGCCCACATAGAATTGAAATACTCTTCGTTGTAGCGGACAAAGCTGGACTCCCAGTTGTTGTTGCCAAAGATCACTGAGAGGTAAGCACCATCTGCATTGGCAAGGTGGGCATAGAGTTGAATCTGCGGCATGTAGTATTCGATCACCGCATCCATGTTGTTGTATGAGTTGGTGTGCTTGGCCTCAACAATAGCCAAACCTGACACTTCAGTCTTCGATAGGTGCATACCTTTGACCATAGCATCAACAGTTCCTTTTACTGGAACATTGCCGATACTCTTCTCAAACTCATACTGATGATTCTTGAGGATGCACTCATGCTGGCGCTCGAACCATTGCAGGTTGAAACTCTCAGTCCAGATGCCAAGCTGCACTGCGATGTTGTCTGACAAATCGTCGGGCTGCACTCGGCCCGTCTTGATCTGCCAGAGTTCGAGCCAGTTCCCCTGCATGATCTTCACGCAATCGGAACCTCCGATGAATCCTTTACGTTCCATTGTTCTTCCTCTTTTCTTTGTAGCTTACTGCTTATGCGCAGCTTCAGCAAGGTATTTATCGTATGGTTCTAGGTCATGTTCGGTCACTCCATAGTTCTTGATGAGCACTGAGCGTCGTGGCTCACGCAAATAGGACTCGCAAATATCGCCGCCTACAGCCACTCTCTTGGCGGTGATGGCAAACTGGTCAAGCGGACCAGAGGTGGGCACTCCACGGCCCGCTCCGTGGCTCTGAGATGCCTTCTGGGTGGCATCTACGAATGCCTTGATGCTGGGGAGGGTGCGAGAGGTCGCGGATTGGGCCAGCTCTTTCGTGATGGAAGCGACGAGCTGACCCATCCGCTCCTTGTCCACGCCGTTGGGGATGTTGCGGTTGACGGCTTCGATAGTGTCCATCGCAATGATCTTCTGATCCAATTCCTTCGGCATATTAAACCGAGAGAGAATGTCGGAGCCGAACCAGTTCTTTAGATAGTTGATGCGTTGGTCATAGTTCATTGAGCCACCCGATGTCTTTGGTTGTTGGCTTGAGTTCAGAGTCGAGGTCGTCTTCCCATCTCTCGCCGTTCAGCCAAGTGGTTGCGTAGGGAATAAACTGCGGCTCAGTGCCAGCCTGCTTGATGAAGTCGGCATACTTGTGAGCGCCAGCTATGATGATGGCTGGATCAGTGGTGCGGGAATGTTTGGTGAATGCGATGCGCGCATGACCTTTGTCCCGCTTCTTGGGGTAGGCAGACCAGAATGCGTCGAAGTTGGGTGTCTGTGAGACACCAGAAGGTGTATATAACTTAGTTATATTCTTAGTAAAATCTAACTTAGTTATATTACTATCCTCTTCGTGTGTCTGACAGACACCTATATCATCTTGCATGATATCCTCCGTGATGCAGTTAAACGTGTAGGTTGTGCTCTTCATAGAATGAAGGCGGTGAATGATCTTGCATTCTTCGCACCAGCTTAGCGCGCGAATGACTGTGCTTTTGCTGAACCCTGTGTCCCTGCAAATGGTGGCTATGCTGGGGAAGCAACGTCCATCTACGTCAGTGTAACTGGCTAGGATTAACAGAACGCATTTGGCGTAGCCGTTATTGATATCCCAACGGGCTACTTCTTTCATCAGAAGTTCGGCAAACATGACTCACCCTTTGTTATGAAGGGTGAGCGCAACTAAAGAATCAAGATGGTCGAGAGATGAGGCGCGCCAGAAGACATTTGCTATCCTCTTTGAGGACACGCCATGATCCTTCATTACTGAAACGTATGATCTAATAGAGTCAAAGACTTCTAGTTCAACGACTTCTTGCTCTGTGATATTATAACGTGTATAGTCA